GATCATGATGCCGCCCGTAGCGCGCCCGCTGATAGTCGTATGTCAACCGAGGTTTTCACGAGGATGTGAACATAGCGCCGGCCCGCTCGGGTCGCTGCCCCGGTGCCGTCGTTGTAGTCGGCCGCCACCTGATTGGTCAGGTGCTCGCCGTCAGTCGGCAGTGTGGCCGACCCTTGATCCCACGACATCGAACCAGACGCCCCGTGCCACATCATGCACACCCGCGTGGGTGTCGTGCTCACGTCCGTCACGGTCTCGGTAGCGATGTCCACGAATGTCAGCGGACTATCGTCGGTGCATTCGCGGAATTTGATGGAGGTCTCTGTGCCCGCGTGCCCTACGGATGCCTGCAAGTGCCCGCCGTAGTTACCGATCGACGTGTCATCACAGAGCGACAGGATCCACCCCGACGTGGTGTCAGCCACATAGCTGGTGGATGTGGCGTACAGATACGCGATCTCATCGGTCAGGGCCTCACCCAGATCGATCACAAGGTACGCCTGACCGCCGCCGCTACAGTCCACCGCGAGCACGCCCGCCGTCAACGCGATGCTATCCGGCGCCGATCCGCCTGCCAGGTCATACGTCACCGACAGACCGCCGATCGTGTATGACCCCGCACCGGCTCCGAATGCCTCGGAGCTCGACGCCCAATCCAGCAAGGGATCGGGGAAGTCACCACCGCCACCGCCCGCTGATGGGGTGAACACGAACCCGCCCACGCTACACGCGCTCGAGCTGCAGCGTCACCGTAGCGGTTCCCGTCTTGGCTGCGACGAAGATCGACCCCGATGGGGACGCGCCGCCGCCGACCGTCACCTGGACCGGGTCGCCCTGAATCCCCACCGGGTAGGCGGTCGAGGCTGGGATCTCGATCCGATGTGTGCCCACCGCGCCACCGTCTGCCGGGCTCTCCGAGCTCGCCGGATTGCCGTTCTCCTCGCCAGCGACATAGACGATCGCGTCTCCCAAGACCGTGACCTGATTGCACCATGAGGGGATCTGGTACTGCTGCCACGTTGTGGCCACGCTGGCCTGAGTGTGTACCCAACCCGTCTTAGAGGCTGCTCGTAGGTCAATGGCTGCCATCTTGGCCCCCTTCGGTGATTCCGATGTGAAACCCGCACGGGTTCGGATGAACCGAACTTAGCACGGCTGCTGGCATCTGGGCGCGGTGTTCCGTGTGTGGTGCGCCCGTGAACGTGGGCGCTGCAATATCTACAGAGGAAGTGCGTACACAGGGCAATGGGGGAACATATGCGTGCGCTTGTCCTTGGCTTGATTCTCTGTGGGTGTGACTCTGTCGAAGGCAGCCAAGCTGCCCACCAGCACTCCGCGCCATCGGTGATCCGTGTCGACCTCGGCGGGTGCGTCAATGACGCCGCGTCTGACGCTTACTGGATCGAGTCAACCGCCCCACATCCCGACGCGATCGGGCGGTTGCTGTTCTGCTCGAGCACCAGCCGAGACGACGACGTAAACCCGGATCACGGCGCACGGTGTATCGACCTGACAGGCTCACACCTTCGGATCTATGAGTCCGGCCTGGTGCGGGTGCCCTGCTCGGGGACAACGGACGAGGGCAGCTCAATAGACGGCGAATCCGCGTGGTATGAGGCGCGCTGGGTTGTCCCTGCGTGGTAGTTCAGCGAACGAGCCCCCGCAGCCCATAGGGGAACATCGCGAGGAAGACCCACCGACCACGAACGCGCCGCTTGCCCTCCACGCGGAAGACAACATCAGCGATCCCCTTCTCGCTCCATGTGAGAGCCACGTGATCCCCCACGCTGATGTTGCCATAGTGGTTGGCGGCTGAGAATAGATCCCAGACCGGCTGCTGCGACAGCTTCTTAGCGCGATACCGCGCCAACCCATCGCCACTACCGGGATCGCTTAAGACGTCCGTCTCCTCGACCATCGAGGCCAACGCCCCCGACTGTTTTGCGTTTAGGGTAGACAGCGACCGACGCCCACCGGGAGTAGGATCCGCAGCTATTGTAATCTGTAGCTTGAAGTCATTGGCCCCCACGTTCTTGGCAAACCGAAGCGTGTACGACTCCACCAAATCCGCTGGATCTGTCCGCTCCTGAAGCGGGCCCACGCGCCGAAAATCCGCGCTTTCGTTTATTGGTCGCGCGCCGATGGGTGGGACTTCCAGCTCATCGAGAACGGGCGTTAGCCCCTCGGGGCCCATCAGCACGTCGAGAGGAAAGAGACCGAGGACGTTATCAATCAGCCATTCACTAGGGGTAACGTCGGGATCGTTGATGAAGCTCGCGATCTTGTACCCGTTCAGCGCTGGCGTAACTGCAGACCATGCATCGTTGTCAATGGTCAGCGTTGACCGGCTGAGCATGAACCGGATCCAGTCTCCCGCGCCCCGGTGATCGGTGCCTGAGAACGGCAGCCGGTAACCCTCCCCACTGCTGATGCTGCTGTAGTAGGCGGACGCCGTGCGAATCGCGGAGCTCTGGCCCGATATGTCGACCTCGGTGACAGCCTGCCCGGTGGCGTCGTGAATCTTGATCAGGGTTAGCGCGGCGGTCTTCGTACTGTCCGCGATGATCTTGGCTTGGGTTGCTGTCCAGTGCCCGTAGCCAAGGTGCAACGTGTCTGCGTTGCTGCCGGTCTCCTCGACCACATAGGCGGGAGATCCCAACGTGTCGAAGGTAACGCCGCCGCTTGGATAGCTGCCCTGGCGCCCCATCACGAGCGGGTAGACCTTGCCCACGCTCTTCTCTGGGGCGTTTGGATAGGTGACACCCGTGATCACTGCGGAGGCAGGCAGGATCCGCCCTCGATCCTGCGTGATGCTCTGCTCGAGTGAGAACGAAGCAAGGCCAGGCCGATCGCCCCGCGCTGATATCCGAGGCAGCACAACGCGCCCGGTGAGGTACCGGTATCGACCTTCCCACGTTTGAACCGATGTCGCCCGATCTCGGGTCGTTACCATGTCAAGTGACCCCGTGGCGCTGCTCAGCCGGTAGCCGTCCGCGTACACCGTGATCAGGTCTTCCTCAAAATCGATCTCAAGCGGCACCGATCCGCCGTTCACGGACGCCGAGGATAGCGACTCCTCAAGGCCGCTGATGTCTCCGAGACCCCCTTGATACGCATGGGTCACGCCATCGGCATCTGTGATCTCGATTGGGATCGTGCTGCGTCGGTACTCGCGCCCGCGCCACTCGATCGTCAAGATCCACACCACCTGAGCAGACGCAAGATCCGCCGCTGTCGGGCGTGGCGTGGGCACTATGTGATCTCTCGGAGGGTGATCCCGTCACCGCTCACGAGCTCACCGTGACGCGCCCCTGACGATGTGCCCAGGTATCGCCCATCCGTGTGCGTAAACGTCAAACCGCTCGTAAGCGTGCACAGCATGAACTCACGCCCCCACCTAAATAGCTGCGTGGTATCGCTGCCGCTGGCGATGTAGTCCAGGCGCGGGAGCCACAGCACGGGATCGGTGTTGTCCATGGCGCGCAACCACCCCGAGAGCTTCAACAACGTGTCATGCCGCTGCGCGATGGGCTCGCCGCCCGCGTTCGCGGTGGCTTCGATGTAATCGGGCGCGGATGTCGCATTGAACTGGGTGAGATCCATAGCATCGCCAAACTTCAGCGATACCACGCGCCGCCCTGGCGATTGATACACCGGCACCTCGACGCCGTCATCTTGTGCCGACAGAGCCGCCCCGGGGATCACCCCTTCGGACCATCCGCGGCTATCCATGAACCCGAACGGAGCCACGTTGTAGACACCAAACAACGTGGCCCGAGCATCGCCCGTCGCTGTGGTCTGAGCTGGGATGCGCAACCGGAACCCGGCATAGTCGACCCCCTTGAGGTTGATGACTACGCATGTGTGCGGACTCCATACCTCGCACGTGTTGTTGCCTGTGGTGGGGTCGGTAGCCAGCGCACCCTCGATCTCGATCTTGACCTGCTGACCGCTGCCGCTTGCCATGAAGGATCCGCCGGTATGGCTCACGATGGAGCGCACCACGTCCTTGGGTGTGCCGTCAATCAGGCGCACGGTGCCGCCGTTCAGCTCGCCTGGCCACAGGTTCGGGGGGCTTGTGTGCGCCGCGCCTGCAGCAACGGTGGTTCCCGATCGGTCGAGCTCGCCTGTTGTGAGCACCGTGGTACCGCTAAACAGGCTCACCCATGCGCCCGACGTATAGCCCCAGATCTCGAAGTCTCTGAAGCTGGCGTCTGTGATGACGAATGCGACGGTATCGCTCGGGGGCTTCGTTTCCTGCCCCGAGGCCGTCAAGGTCGAGTCATAGACTAGCGGGATGTCCTGCTGTGCGATGGGCGTGGCTGCGAGAGAACGCCAACCCGCGCGACGGTGTGGGGAGTACCTGTAAAAAAGGCGCTCCACCTCGAAACGTGATCCGGCGTCGATCTGGAATTGGTCGCCCTCGTCGGCTGGGCCAGAGAGGGCGGTGATCCTGACTCCGTCGTTGACATATAGGCGCCGCCCCGCACCACCGTAGAACCTTGGGAACAGTTCATCGGGCGACACCTGGCCAGATCCAAGGGTGTTTCCGCCTCCGTTGTATTCATCCGATACAACTGAAGCCCAGTACCAATCGGAGGACGTTGACGAACTGGAAACGAGGTGGCCAAACTGAAAATTGTTCGCGCCAGAGTTCACGCCGCCGCCGCCATCCTGAACGCTTTGATCGCTAACGATCTCAGTCCACGCCCACGCATCAGACACGCCGCCCGCCCGGTACCAGGCCGACACGTTTCCGTCGTTCATGCTGACCAGAAACCAAACCGGGGCGCCCATGTTCTGCGCAACCGTCGCCAATGTGGCAGGTGTACCAAGGTTGTCGTAGAGCGTGAACCCTGACCCATTCGCGCGAATCGTGACTTGGTAGTCCTTGACGTTGTCATCCAGAGTTAGCCGGATCCCAGCTTGGGCGATTGTCTGCGAGCCCCCAGAGGTCACGCGGAACGCTACCAGTACCGTGATCCCTTCGGATACCGTGCCGCTTGGGGCCGTTGTTGGCGCGTAGTGCCCAGGGTTCGACGACGATGTGATGTCCATCTTATCGGCCTCGAGCGTCGTTGCTGCCGCGCCCGTCTTCGTCCATGAACAATTCTCGGGGAGTTCCCACGGTGCCCAGGTGAGATTCCCGATCGCCACCCGCTTGTCATCGCGCTGATGCTCCACGTACCCAGGGAGGTTGACGGAAGACCATCCGCCAAGATGCAAGCTAAACAGGGAGTCATCAAACGAACTCGTCCCAAGCGTAGCGTTGCAGACGATTTGCGCCCGGCCATGGGTAACCATGGCTGCATAATTGACAGGCGCTGCCGTCGTTACAAGCGAGTTCCACCACGTCCCATAGGTGCGGCCATTGTTCTTGCCCACGTTTACCCATGTGGCGCCCATGTCATGGGATCTGATGAGCGTTCCCTCGTTGCTGCCAGCGTCACGCACATACGCAAACACGGCGCCCGAGTCATCAACAACCACGTCAACGTCGGAACTCAGAATTGATATCGGACCCGTGGTGTATGTCGCGAAATTGCCTGGGCCCTGTCCCGTGTCAACATCTTCTGCCTCGCTGAATGGACTAGCAGCGGTCCCCAATGTCCGAACATACAGCGTGGACGCCGCGCCGATTGATTGCCAATAGGCGACCATAAAGCCCGCATCCACGGTAACCACGCCCCCGAACCCGAAGACGGCGGCCTCCGAGTTGTTGTAGAACTCGATCTTCTCAAAGAATCGCCCGCGCGAATCCGATGCGAACTGTCCGATCTGGTCTGCGTATGTCGTCGCCCCTGGCTTCTTGATCGCTGCCATGATCACGACCTGATCGCCCTTATTGGCCATCCGCATCTTGCCCGGCGTGTATGTGCTCACATCGATCGATGACTCGAGCGCCCACCGCGAGAGAGCCGCCCACGTTGCGCCGGAATCCGTCGATCGGTGTACTCGGATGTTCGCTTCGTTATTTACGGTGTCGTACACCCAATGGGCACAGATGACCACGCCGTCACCGAGGTCGGCCACGCACGGGTGAAAGTGCATTGTAGAAGGGCTGGTGGGGGGCGCCGTATTCGTGGTGTAAAGCGTCACCGCAGACGCCCACGCGCCCGCCGTCGATCGGACGTAGGCGCTGACCTTGTACGACGTGACCGACGCCACCACATCCCGAGCGTGTACCACCACCACAGCGGCGTCATTGTCCAGGCCCACCGCGTCAGGGTACAGCGCCGCCCGCCGCGCGTAGCCCGCGCCGCCGTCTGTGATCTCGATCGCTTCGTAGAAGCTGATAGAGTTCGGGACATCGTGACCGTATGTCACGCCGCCCTTTGTGAAGCCGAACCCGCCTTGACCGGGTCGCGGATGGCCAGCGGTGAGCGTTTGAATCGTGAGCGCTCCCGCTGCGGACTGTGTGCCTGACGGACGCAGCAGCATCCTAGAGGTTGTCTGCTGTGGAACGGCCTCCCCTGGTGTGGGGTCCTGCTCTCCCACGCTGGCCTCGGAGCTCCATAGCGCCGTGGTAGGCGCTAGCCGGGTGTCCGCGAGCCCGAGCCCTCGAAGATACGGGAGATCGGTTGAGAGATCGCTTGCCACTACATAGCCCCCTGACCAGCGCGCCCGCCTTGCCTGGCTGCGCGTGTGACCGATGTTCGGATCCGGCCACCCATCGCCATATCATCGGCAAATTGCCGATCGAGGTGCTTGTAAGAGACCGACACGGGCGGGAGCTGGGGCGCCGTGCCACCAGCCGATCCCCGCTCGGAGGACATCAGCGCGAGCACCTGAAGCAACAGATCGTCTGTGCTCTTCGCCGCTGCGAATTTGTCTTCGCCATGCAGAGAGACCATCTGCCGACCATCCGCCCGCATGACTCCTGGCGTGTCGTCGAACTCTGGGATCTTCGCTGAATTGATCGCGTTGAACACCTGGCCAGCAAACACAGCAGCCGTTCCAACCGCCGCCACCGATCCGCCGATCGGCCCGAGCTGGGCGTATCCCTTGCCAATAGCCACAGCGGCGTCGATCGTAGCCTGGAAGATCGCCGCTGCCGCTGCGAATTTCATCCATTTTCGCGCCGCTTTGGCGTTGCTCTCGGAGAGGCTATCAGCCGCCAGCCTGCCCATAGACGAAAGAGCCCCAAACGTCTGAGACGCTGCGGTAGCCGCGATCATGGGGATCGCCTTGATCCGGTTTACGAAGATGTCCAGATCTGACAGCGTGTCGTCGAGGCTCGCACCAACGTCGTCCAGGTCAGACAACACGTCATCAAGATCGTCTGTCACGCCGTCAAGCGCGGCGCCCGCATCGTCGCCGCCGCCCGCTGTCATGGACAGATCCACCCCGCCGCCCACAGGCGCCCCACCGCCCACAGACGGCCCGACGATATCCGCGAACGTCCCCTTGTTGCGCATGTCGATCGCAGTGTTCAGCCTCTCAGCAGCCTCAGCGCCCGCGCCGAGCTCGTTTGTGAGCTCGACCATGGAGGCCGCGCCCCTCGTCGCTGACTCTTCCGCCGTCCTGCCAAGCTCCGTGAAGATGAGATCTGCGTCATTCAGCAGATCCACCGCCTTGGCTGCGATCGGGTTGATAGCGTCGAAGATCTCAAACCAGAATTTCCAAGCCTGCGTCATCTTTCCAGCAAACGATAGCCAGGACAGGAAGATCTCATCAACGAGGACCCCGATCCCCGTCCACACCAGCTTGAACCCTGTGGCCCAATCTACGAGCGTACCGCCCGCCTGGATCAGCATTTGAAACGATGCGAGGACCCCGATCCCGATGTCTTCGGCCCAACTCTGTGTCCCTGCGCGGTTCTCGTTGATGATCACGAGCGTTTCACGAAGCGCTGCTTTTACACCGTCGAAGAGTCCCGCATCAGCCACGTCCTTTTTAAACGCCGTCCACTGATCCGAGAGGTTGGACAACAAGCCGTCGAAGGTCGCTGCTAGCTTCTGAGTCCCTCCCGCGAAAATCCCATCGGGATCGGTGAGCGTCTTGGTGAGCTCTTCGCGGAATTCCTCGGTACTCATCTTTAGCGCGTCGGTTCCGGTGCGTAGCTCCACCTGCGCCCGTAGCGCCCGCCCTGCGATGGTCTCCACTGCGCCCGCGCCGAACTGCATCGCCCGGCCCACCTCGACGGCAGCTTGTGGAATGTCGACACCCATAGCCCCTGCGAAGTCCGCCACCAGCGGTAGCACCTCGTCAGCCGCGAGCCCCAGCGCTCTTAGATTGACCTCCGCCTCGACGAGATCGGTAAGTTCAAACGGGGTGGATGTCGCAAACGCGAAGATCTCCTCCATCCGCTTTGCGCCCGCCTCGGCGCCGCCAAGGAGCGTCCCTAGCTGCGTCTCAAGCGACTCGAACTCAGCGCCCGTCTTGACCGCAGACACGCCGATCGCTGTGACCACCGCCCCCACACCAGCCGCCGCAGATGCCACGCCAGCGAACGCTCGAGCAGCCGTCACGCCCCAGCGTGAGAGCTGACCCTGTGCGCCTCTTAGGCCGCGCTGGAACCCCGAGAGGTCGAGGCCCACCTTGAACTGCAGTTCGTCTGCGAGAGCCATCAGCGATCCCCGCGCGCATACTCAGCGATCGACAGGGACGGGAGCCCCTCCGCTGCGCGCTGCCGGTTCCGGTGGACCATGCCCACCGCCTGCTCTGCGGTGAGCGTCGGGGGCGCCTCTGGGGCAACCTGCCGCCCGTATGACCCACGCGCCTGATTGAGAAGATGGCCCCTCCACTTGCACAGCAAACCGGGGCGCCACTCCATCAGGAGAGCAGGATCGGGGATGTGGAGCCGCTCGCAGATCATCATGTCCAGAGCCTTGACGGTGTAGCCCCCTGCGGGGCCCGTCAGTTTCCCGCCGCGTCTTCGATGTCCTCGATCTCTGCGGGGCGCGATGTGTGGGTGAGCCTTTTGATCGCCGCCCCGAGGCGCACGATATCGCCATCGACGAAGCCCGCCGCCGTGAACTCTTCGCGCAGTGCGTGAGCGTATGCCTTCCATGCTCCCGGCTTCGACCCCTTCGGGCGCTTCGCGTCGAATTCGTCCGGGTCCATGCACACCCCAAGTGTGGCATACATGAATTGCTCGCGCTGCCGAGCAGCGTCTAGCCCCTCCATCTTGGTGCGCTTGCTGTTGATGAAGTGGCTATCGGGGATCGCTTCCTCCAGCACAACGTCGAGACCCAGGGGTATCGCATACACCGTAAGCTCCACGATCTCATCGTCGCGCTGAAATGAAAGCGTTTCGCTGGGGCGTCTGGTCTTGGTAAATCGGCTGCGCATGGGTTCCCTCCAGGCATCCAGGGGTGAGGACCACGAGCCCCGGGGGGAATCTCCCCGAGGGGCCCGGAGCCCGGGTCAAGCGATCGTCGGCTCGTTCTCGAGGTCGGTCATACTGACAGACATGCCGATCAGGCCGTCGCCCACTTCTTTCGCGTCGACGCTATCCACGATGCAATTCGCGAACGTGACGGTCTGAGAGCCGCCGCCGCCTGCGGTGCTGTTGTAGGTGGCGATGAGCTTGAGCATCTTCTTGTCGCCCGCGCCGGTCGTGGTCCAGCTCGAAGCGTTTCCGGTGTGCGTAAACGCTTCATAGGGGTGGACGTTGGCGCTGCCCTTGAACGAGGAGATCGCCAGGTCGAGAGACAGGGAGATCGTACCGTCATCGGTGAGCCGCGCCTGTGGCGTCCCAAGGTGCTGACCGTTCTCGCGCACCTCTGCGTAGCCCTGGCCCGTGCGGGTCCATGTCAGGGTGGACTGAGTGAGCGTGAGCGTGAGCTGTGTAGCGCCCCCCTCTTCGATAATGAGGGAGGTGATATCGACCTTCGAGAAGGCAATGGAGCTGTCAAGATTGGCCATGAGATCCCCTAGAGGGCGTGCTGTGCGAAGTAGTAGGCGGACGCCCGAAGCTGGACGCGATCGTAACCGTCGCCCCTCATTCGATCCGAGCGGGTGACGGTCGTGAACCGGATCCCGTGCCCCGTCAGGGTTGATGGAGCGTCGGGGTCGGCTGCGTAATCCTTGAGAGGTAGCCCGAGCGCTGTGAGCTCGAACCGGAGATCATCCACCGCCGCGTCGATCGCGTAGGTGTCGATCTGGTCTTGGGCGCTGCCGTCCTGCTGGAAGACATCGATCGCGAGTATCAACGACTCGTGAAGAGCTCGTGCTGTGCTGTCCCATAGGCCCATCAAGGTCTCTGATACAGGCAACAGGGTTGCGCGACACCACAGGGCCCCCCGCTTTGCCTGGCCGCGCGCCTGCCCCTCATAGACCCACGTAGGCGCACCCGAGACCGTGAGCCCATCGAGGTGCGTAAACGTCGTTGCCTTGACGTTCTGCCACCGCTGAGATCCGTGGATAGCCATCAGCCCGCCGCCCATGCGCGATCTACCTCGGTGCGCAGCTCGCCCGACACGTTCTCCGGGGAGGTGCGCCGAATGATTCGCTGTGCGGTGACGCGCAGCGCCCGCGTCAGGTGCAAGCCTGGCGCCATGTGGGCCGTGCCAAACTCAACAAACGGTGCGTACTCCACCTTGTTGGTCACCGTGATCGTGCGCTCATGCCCGCGCCCCTCGTCGGTCGCGTCACCGTCTGCGGAGGTGTTGGCGCTCGACCTGGCGAGCCCTGCGGTGGGGAGGCCGCCGTTCTCGAGGGCAACCCGCCAGCCACCACGAAGGCGGCCGGTATCGATCCGCTTTGGCAGCCCGCCCATGGTGCCGTTGAGGGCTTTCTGTGTCTCGGCCACCACATCAAACGCGATTTTGCGCACGGACGCTGATGCCACGTCTGGAATGTGGGAACGCAAGAACGCCCCGATCGCACGGGCGAATCGCTCGTTGTCGATCTCCAGGCTGGGCCCGTCCTGGCGTCCTGCTCGGCTCAAGCGTTGTCCACTCCGATGAAGAGCTTGTAATTCGTGTTGTCTGCGGTCTCGAAGCCGATGGTATCGGCGCTGCCGTTTGCTGCCGTGTATTTATCCGCCGGATTCACGAGCAGGCACAGCCCGCCCGGCCCGATGGTCAGCTTGGGCGCGGTGCCCTCGAGAATGGATGTCATCGGGTTGGTCGTGCCCTTGGTGAGCTTCAGCCAATCGCCCGTGTCGGTGTCCAGGTTCTCGGCCCAAACGAGGCCCACCGAGGTGGCGACAATGTCCGCCCCTTGGAAGTCCGTCACGCCACCCGCGCCAAGATCAATATCCTCCGCGCCCGCGTTCAGGTTGCGGGAGGCATCATAGAATGCGTTCCCAAGGTTGTCGGCTGCGGTGCCATCGGTGAAGGTTCGATCGTAGTCAGCGATCACGCGCTGCTCTGCGGCGTCATCGCCCACAATGACGCTCGTGAGAGTGACCTTGATGCGGATGCCACGGACAATTTCAGCCATTGTATACTCTCAAGTTCGGCGCCCGATGAGCTCATAGAAGAGCCCGAGCGGGTCAAGTTCAGAGGTAAGCACGGCATAGCGATCACTGCCCGCGCGAAAGGTGGCGCCCACTTCGGGGGCAGTTGTGAAGTCTGCCGATGGTACGAGCAGACGACGATCGCCAGCCTGGTAGGCGCCGCCGCTCTCTACAATCTCACGCAAGGCGAGATCAGACATCCAGCCGGTTGTCGATACCTGGGCAGTCGAAGGCGCCGAGGTGCCGCGCGCCGCGTCGAAGCTGGCCGCCGTCACCGAATCCACAACCACGCTCGTCGCGGTCACCGTGTCCTGCAGCAACGCCGCAACATCAGCCGTGATCGCTGCCTTTTGAACGGTGTGAAGGGTGCCGGTGCCGATCGTGTTCATGCGGTCGTTGTCCTATGAGGTCACGGCAGGCTCAACGAAGCCGCTATCCATGGGCAGGGTTGCGGTGTAGGTGACGGATGCGGTGGGCATGTCGCCCCCATACATTCTGACCAGCCGCTCGAGGTCTTCGACACGCTTGCGATCGTCGAAGGTCATACCCTTCAGGGTGTAGAGCTTCGACCGCAGCGCGGCGTCCGCCATGAGGACCCGCAGCCCTTCGACTGTCGCCCCGTTGACCGTGGTTCCGGCGTCCAGAAAATAGTCGATCTCGGCGTCCTCGAAGACGTAGGCCGCCGCTGTCGTATCTCCTAGCTGTAGCCGTACCTTCCCACGGTTCGTGGTGACATCGTAGGTGAACGCCACGGGGCCCCCTCAGATCAGCGCGTCAGGATGCAGCCTTATTGGCACAGTAGGTGCCCCGGAATGCCTGAGCAGCAACCACACCAAAGTAGGTTTCAGCCGTCACAAGGGTCACGTTCCGCTCTGGGATGTGGGTTGTGACGATCACAGGCTGGCCACTGTCGAAGACCTTGATCGAGCCCATGCCGCTGTCGAAGAGCCACCACGCAGAGGCAGACGCCGCGTCATCAAGCCAGCGGTTGACGATGACCTGCACCGATCCGCGCGCCGTGTTGATGTCGTTGTTGGCGCTACCGGGGAGCAGCTCAGAGCCGACGATCGTGAGGGCAGTCTCACGCAAGGCGGGAGGCACCATGAGCCGATCGATGTTGACCAGGATTCCCTCTCCGCGCTCGTCGACCGCGTTGGTTGTCTCGCACGTCCGAACGGCGGTCTCCAGGTTGGCCTTTGTCAGCGACGAGCTCACCGCGTGGTTCGCGTAGGTGCTCGACCCGATCGTGATGGTGTGCGCGGTGTCGAAGAGCGGGAGACCGTCATAAACGAACTTCGGGTTCGGATCGTCGTTGTTGGGGAACGATCCGTCAAAGTACGCCGCGTTTCCTGCGGTCAGGGTGCCCTGCTGAAGGAAATCAGCGAACCACCGATCCTTCTTCATTGCAGTGGAACGTCCCCAGGACGCCACCTGAGAGCGGATCAAGCCCTCAACGCGGGCCGCTGCATCGGTTGCCTTCAGCATCCGATCGGGGATCTCGAAGGCCGATCCCCACTGGTGGGTCTTCATGTACCAGGTAGGCCCGCTGCGGAACTGATCCCGCTCGAACTCGGCGCCGTCAAGCCGGGGCTTGAGCTCGCCCATGCCGGTAATCACGCTGCCCTTTGTGCCGTACAACGTGTCGCCGTCAACCGGTCGAACGTCAGCGACAAGGGGGTACACCAGCGGGACGCTGTCATATCCCTCGATAAGCAGGGGATAGCCGGTGTTGTCAACCAGCTCGGGAACTTGGGAAATGTCCATTGACATTGGAACCTCTCAAAAACTCAGGTGATTCAGACGCCGTCAACGCCGGCAAGGAGCTGAACGAAACAGGTGTTGGCGGTGGTGTCCACGTCAACGATTCGGACATCGTCGCTCGTGCTGCCGTTGATGTCGATGGACTGACCATTGGCGCCGATGTCGCAAGTCTTCCCGACGAGATCATACGTGACCGTGCCCGCATCGGGCGGGAACTCGTACACGCTGGACGCGCTGATATCGACCTTCACACTCAGGTCACCGTCAGTGCTCGGGCTCGAGACCTTCGAGGCAGACCAGCCTACAAGGCGCTCCGCAGCCGCGTCGACTTCCTTGAAGAACCCGGCGGTTGCGTCGGTGTCGGTGATAGCGGTTGCGTCAGCCGTGATAGCCGCGCTGGTAGAGTCAAGGGGCAGTTCAACGAAGAGCTGGGCGCCGCGTCGGTAGCCATAGGGCTGGGCCATGGGGGCATGTCCTCTGTGTGGAGGTGTGCCCCGAATCGGGGCGCGTCAGGTTGGTATTGAAGTCTGTGAGGCTTTCCAGCGCGTGCCCGCGCTGGTCTTCAGCCAGATGGGGAACCACGTCTTCGGGTCGCGCCCGTGGTGCTTCGCTGATGCGATGCACTCCGGGGGAGGGTCGATATCTCCAGGCTTCGAGCCGGTGGGGCGTCGGGTGCCTGCGGGGCGCCGTTCGGCGTCGGTTGCGAGGGCTTGGAGCTTCGCGATCTGCCGCTGGGCCTGGAAGGGATCGAGGTTTGCAGGGACCAGCGCCTGCAGGTGCTCTGGAAGCTGGGCGAGGGCTTGATCGTTGTCTGCCTTGACGGCTTCGATCCGCTCCTGTTCCCGCTGCTCGAGTTCCATGGTGCGCGCTTTGGCGGCTTCGAGTTCGGCAGATGTGCTCTGATAGAGCCGCTCGAACTCGCCGCGCTCTGCCGCCTCTGCCGCCTCCCGTTCTTGCCGCTTCCTCTCGATCTCTGCGAGTTGGGCCGCGAGATCTTGACGCTTCCGCCGTTCGGCCTCCAGGGCCGCGAGCGGTACCGTCTTCGGCTTGTCGCCGGTTGTGGTTCCATCTGTGCTGTCAAGGATCGGGCTCGTTTCGTCCACGTCGTATTCCCTGAGCCCGTTGACCGCCGGCTGCGCGTTGGATTGACGCTATGGGGCAAAGGGTATCACACGTTTCTGATATGTCGAACGTGTAAACTGATCACGTTCGGGAGTAACGAATGCAGCTCACACATCAACCCGCCTATCTGCGGTGGCTCATCCTCGACGACGAGGGGCGCACCATCGAGCAGCACGGCTGCGCGGACATCGCGCGGGAGAGGTTCGCGACCCTCGGGGGGCAAGCCGCCGCCGCCGCCCTTCGTCCAGACCCGCCGACGCCGACCGTCGATCCGGGGAAGCTGCCCGTGGGCGCCATCCGAGAGATCGCGCCCACGCTGGCAGTCGCTGAACGGGCAACGATGCTCGCTGACGAGAGGTCAGGGCGGAACCGCCCCGGGGCAGTCAAGGCACTCGGGGCGCTACCCACGGAACCCTGAATGAGTGGCGCGGAGCTCCTCGAGCGTTCGCGTCTTCTGCGGTGTGGCGAACTCGTCGAAGGGCACCGCGCCCGTCTTCCATGCCTTCCACCGCTTTGCGCTGCCGTCGAAGACATCGAGCTGCGTGCCCTCGTCCTGACGCTTTAACCACTGCGGGAAGCTCATTTCCGGCGCTGGCTCACCGTCAAGATCTGGATCTGGCTCCACGTCGATCCCGAGCTCTTCCCACGACTTCGTCACCGGAGTGTAAAAGCACCGACAGCGCGGGTGGATCGGTATCACTGGCGCCTCTGTGCCGTCATCTGCCAGCAGCCGCCCGTCTCCCTGGTACAGGTACACCTTGTTGTGTAGCGGGGCGCACCTGAGACAGGTTCGAGAGTCCAGCGTGGCGAGGTATTGCACCCCCTTCACCACGTCCCGATTGGCGTCATAGGTCTGCATCGCTGCCACGTTCGCGACCCGCTGAACCTCAGTTCGGGCGATTGCAACGTAGCGGTTCCGATATGTGCCCTCGATCCCTGTTGCGGTCTTGAGCAGTCGCGCCGTCTTCGGCATCGACAGACCCTCCGCTGAGGCCCGGTCGAGAACGCTCTGGATCCTCATCTGCTGTTCAACCAGGTCGACCGCTAGCCGAACCTGCCACGGTCGACCCGAGGCGAAATCGGCCAACGCCACCAGCCGATCCGCGTCAGGCGCCAGGCTGAAGCCAGCCTTCACCGATGACGGCAGAGCATCCGAGACCTTCGCAGCCACGATCCGCCGTTCGGCCTCCGCTGCCGCTTTGATCGACTCTTCCAAGATCTCATCAGCTCGTTGCTGAAAGACGCGAACGCCCACCTCAAGGGTGCGCTTTAGGTCGCGCATCCGTTGACGATCGGCAGAGGTGAGCCCAACCCCACGCGCCTTGTAGCGTAGGCGGTCGATCTCTGCCCAGATCGATCCGGTTACGTCGTCGTAAGCCTCGAGCAGACGCCGAACCGCGCCCCCCTCGTAGCGGAGCAGGAAGAGCCTGTGCTTTACAATCTCGTCGGCAATGTCTGAGTTCACCGTCACGAGCTACGCCCCAGAGCCCCGATCCCCAAAGAACTGAAGCGCCCGGGCGCTCTGCTCATCCTCGGCTTCTGCGGCATACTTCGCCGGATCCAAGCCAGCGTCAACGAATCCGAGCGCTTGGGCCTTCCTGACCACGTCGATCCGCTGAAGAGCTCCGAGATCCTTGAGCTTCTGCAGAGCATCGAGAGTCGAGGTCACATCCGGCGGCAGGATCGGGCCACCTGTGACCGTTGTGCCCCCCTCGCCGGGTCGGTACTCGCGATCTTCGTCGAGGGCAACGCACATATCGATCGCGTCTTCGATCCCTCCATAGAAGCGTGCGCGAACGTCCTCCATCTTGGAGACGAAGAGCGAGGCCCGATAACTGCGAGACAGGCCGCTCTCAGCCGCGCCGCCCTCGGTGAAGATGAATTCGGGTGTGGTTGCGCGGATGTTGTCGAGGTGTGCCTGGATCGTCTTCAAGATCGTCGACAATCCCGCCATGGTCGCCTCAACGTATTTCACATCGCCGTCGCTCGGTACGCCCGAGATCACGCGCCCGAGCTTGAACACGTCCGCATCGTCCCCGATCTTGACCCCGAGCATGGCAAGGAGCGGGTTCGCGTGTCGGTTGCCGACCGCTTTGATCTGAGTCAGGAGAGAATCAAGGAGCGCCAGCGGTCGCTCGAGGCCCACAGCAGCCCACAGGCCGTGCTCTGGCTCGGTGTAGGGAAGGAATGGGATGTGGACGAGGGGAACCACGCCGAGGTTGTGGGGACCGCTCTCGGCGTCTTGCCGCTTACCGTCAACGTACACCGCGATCTCTTCGCGATCGAGAACGCGAACGTAGGTGTGCAACGCGCCGAACCGGGAGATCTCACCCGTTGGGGATACGTCGCCCTCGTCGAAGTAAGGGACGGTGATCACCGCCCGCTCTAGGCGTCGACCTGTTTGGGCGTCATACGTCAGTTCTACGTGTCTCGGGTCATACGCTACGATCTCGCTCTGGTACGGCTTCGTTCCGCTCTGGCGAACGGCCTCCAGGTGCAGATCGCCCATCGACGCGCACACCCGCGCCCACCGCGACACGTGGCGCGGGATCTGGGTGCGCTTCCAGCACAGCTCAGCCGCCTCAGACCCCTCGACCCGCAACCCCACACCCGCAATCGCTGCCGTGTCCACGTCGACCACGTGCTGGATATCCCGCGTCAACCGCGTCGTAATGTCGATCGTTTGGTTGCTGTTGTCGAGCGCTCGGAAGAGGTGCAACCCCTTGACATCGGCCAGCGTGTAAGGGTCGCCCAGGTATGCCGCGTGGAGCCGCTCGTAATGCGCGATCCACTCGCCTTGCGTGGTTGGCCAGGTGTACGCCCCCTCTCCACTGTCGAGGTTGTTGACTCCGGTGAGTGAGCGAACACGGCGCCCTTGTGCATTGGTGGGCATGGTTCAGCCTCCGAGACCTGAGATCGTAAGAATACCCATCTGACCCGACAGAAGCCACCGCGCACGCTCGATCGCATCGGGCCCGTCATCGTGGGCGCCTCCGGGGAAGTCCCGAAATTGATCGGTCACCTCGGGGGGCAGTGCTTCGTCAAACTGGATCCACCCGTTGATGACATCCGGTTCGAGCGCTGCGATCCGATCGTCCTTGTTGACCGTTGACGTGTAGCCCTTCAGCGGGAGCTTCCACGGCTTCTGAGCTCGGCGCCGCTCTGATTTGTCACGGCTGAAACCTTCATCGTTTAACGCCTGGAAGCCGTTGTCTTCGTAGCCCACGCGAACGTCATCCAGGTGGTGGAACCGCTGCCACACCGCCCACACATCCGCGCGTTGCTGTGCTGGGGTGCTGCGCCTCATCTGGCACATAATGACGAAGCGGTACCCGTGCGGATCCTCGACAACCACCGCGATGGCGGCGTAATCGTTGCGCTCGATCTCATCTGATGCCCGTGGGTCAAGCCAGATCCGAACCTTGCACGCGCGCAGGTTGACCACGCGCCCCTCTGCAGTCGTGATCGTGCTCAGTCCATCCCATTTGCACTGCTGGAACCCATCCACGTCGAATAGCTGGCGGGTCGGGTCGCGGGGCTCGTTCTGCTTTTCGCTGTTGAAGCTGGCCGCGCCATCGGACCACAGGAGCACCATCAGGTCATACAGCGGCTCCTCTTCGGGCCAGAGCACCACCGCGCCCGCGTCCATGTCCGCACGGTGCCGCCTGTAGAACGTGCGCGCGGTCTCTTCGCGATCCTCGTCGGTGAGGTCGGCCCAAATCCTGCGGCAGTCTTGCCACAAGTCCATTCGATCGGGCCACTCGATGATCGATCGCCACCGGGTAGATCGCCAGGCTGGCGACTTGAGGAGATCGGCCAGCATCGAGGCAGGGTGAAGCACGGTTCCGACCACGCGGAACACTGTATGGCGCGCGCCCGCCTTGAGAATGTCCTTCGTCAGGTAATCCCAAGTCTTGGCGCGCTGGCCTGGGCTTCGTACCTTCTCCGGGTGCTCACCGTCGTCGATCACTACCTTCGACGGTCGCACCCCCTTGTGCTTCGTGCCACGGATGGAGCCACCGAAGCTGAAAGCCTTGAACCGCGCCCCCCGCGCGTCCTGTCCTGGAATGTGGACCACAAAGTCCGTCTTGGATCCGGTGACACGGATCGGCCCGTAGTCCGCGTGGAGCTCGGCGTATCCCTCGGGATCGGTAAAGACCGCGTGCAAGTCCTTCACCAGGTCTTCGCTTAGATCGTAGGTCGTGCTGATGACCGTGGTGTACAGCTCGAGGCCGTACACCGCGTCATGGGCAAGGCTTGCGAAGCTCTCGATCGTGGACTTCGCGCCGCCCCGGGGCGCCGCGTCTGCGATCTTTGCCTGCCTCGCACGCTCACCCCATGGGGCCTTCCCGCGTTCGAGAAAGTCCAGGTGCATCAGGTTGAACGGCGAAGAGAAGCGCTCGGGGAAGTAGTACGCGCAGAAGACGGCCAGATCATCGCGACACACAGCATACATGGCGTCACGCTGATCGGACGCTGGAAGGGCGCCCAGCCGTTCGAAGAGATCGCGCGAGACAGTCACCCGATCCCCGTTCTCTTCAGAGCCAGTCGACCGCGCCGGATCCTCTCGTTGGGGCTCATGGCGTCACCCTCATCAGACAGCGCCGCCTCAACTGCGGGCAATGTCTCGGCCACCAGCTTCGCAGCCCGGGACAGGTGGGCCCGATCTTGGTGGGTCATCACGATCGGCTCGTCGGATTCCTCGTCGAAGGTAATGACCCTGTCAACGAGATCGCGGAGCTTTACCCACGCGCCCCGGGTCCAATCCTCGGCGCCCTCGGCTTCGACGGTTTCGCGCGCGCGCGTGGAGGCGCCACGAAGGGCCACGTCCCTCTCATGGTCCCTCTCGCGCCACCACCTGCGCATGGTCTGATGCGAGATCCCCTCCTCCTTCCCGACTGCTGCGAAGCACGGCCTCCACTCCCCATCAACCAGCACAGCAGACGCCATCAGCGCCCCCAGACACCGATCCCGCGTCTCCTGTGGATATGGTTTCATACCTCACCCTACCCCGTGCGATCGTGTTCCACCCCTCATCATAGCCGCCCCACATACCGCACCAGATCACGCAACGGCACCGGGCAGAGCCCACCACCTGCCACGGCATACCCGCAGCGGAACAGCCCACGCCTGAACTCCCGCAGGTATTCCTGCCGCCCCAAGATGTTGATCCCCTCACAGCTTGGGCACTTGACCTTGACGCTACCCACGCTCCACCCCCTCGATCTTGATCGTCTGTAGGTCATCGTCTCGAAGAGCCACGCGCCCAACGTCCACCGATAGCGCCTCCTCACCTGGCCATGCCTGCGACACGCGCCCGCGTCGACAGTAGACCCGATCCCCGCGCTCGAGAGCTGCTCTGATGTCCTGCCGTGTGTGCTGTGGTGGCTTGATCAATTGCGCCGCCGATCCGACATCGCAGCCCTGCGCGCGTCCTTGATCACTCAGGTGTCGGGCCAAGCTGATATTGCCAAGGACCTCACGGAGCTCCTCTTGAAGCTGGGGCGGAACCAACTCGCCGAAGAGGCCAGCGTGAACGAGTCGCTCGGCTTGCTGAAGGTCTCCAACGTCTAGCGAGAGGGTGGCCGCACTGCGAAAGAGGATTGAGCGGGTTGGCTCTGCATCCAGTCTCGTAAGGAGGCTCATGGCTGCGCGAGCCTCAAGATCAGCAGCCTCTGCCATGTGCGCATCATAAGCAGGACGGTCGCCTTGCTTGCCAGCTACAGAGGCCCGCTCCGCAGCGTCCATTGCGTCCTGATGAAGCTCGTCAACGGTGTTCATGTGGTGCTCAGTGCCCCCTTTCATCACAGCCGCCGCGCCAAGGACCTCTCTGATGTCCTGCCGTGTGTGCTGTGGTGGCGTGCTCATGCTGGCCCCCTGGTGAGCTCGCCTGTCCCCACCTTGACGCCAAGCGGTAGGGACAACGAGACCCGCGAGGCTACCGGCGGTCTCGGCGCCTTAGATGCCCCTGTCCCTACCGTCCCCCCTGTTCCCCTATAAGGGCGTTCACTATGATCGCACGTAAACGCCCCCACGTGCACGTATGCCCCCTTTCTCCCTCTTTTATACTTTACCTTTAGACAAGAAGGTAGGGACGGTAGGGACGGTAGGGACAACGCCGTAATCATGGGCATCGTAGCGGTGGCCCTACCTTGCGAGCAGGTGGGGACAGGTAGGGACACCTTCATGGATTGTCCCCACCTGCGAGGGTGTAGATATAGCTTCTGGCCCCACCTCTTCGGACCCTCACCCGGCGGTATCCGAGGCGGGTCAGGACACCGCCGATCCTCATCTCGTGGGTACGGGTCTGCCTGCCTGCCTCGATGTCCAGACCGAGCGATAGCGCGGCCTCGGTCGTGATGTCTGCGTGCCATGTGTCGATCCACTTTCGGATGGTCTCTGTCCATGGATCGTCTGCCTCGAAGTCTTGGTGCACCTCTCGCAACTCTTGATCGCTGTTGAGCTCCAGCCACCACCGCTCCCGGCCCCTGTATGCCTGTAGGGCTTCGGCCCAGAGCTGATCCCTGTTCGCCCCTACGCCTGCCACGTCCATGAGCCCAGACGAGGCTACGGGCCAGAAGCGCCGGGCCCCGGTGGGATCTTTCAGAAATCCGTGTTCATTCGTCGTCCCCACAAACACGCATTGACGGCGGTGCGTGGTCATCGCGTGCCCGTATGGCTTGCGGAATCGGTCGATCTGAGCGCTCAAAAATGCCTTGACCGTCTCCGCCTCCCGTGGGCGCATACTGCTCAGCTCAGCCATCTCATAGAGCCACACCCCACGGATGGCCAAGTAGGCGTCCTTGTTCCGCAGGTCGATCGGCGTGTCCGAGAACCACTGTGGACCAGCGAGCGCCCGAAAAAACGTAGACTTTCCCACACCCTGTGGACCCGCGAGAATGAGAATCGTGTCCACCTTGCACCCAGGTTGGAACACCCGAGCCACAGCGGAGATCATGAACCGCCGCCCCAGCTCCCGGTTTAGCGGCGTCCCCTCCGCGCCCGCGTAGGTCTCGAGCATGGTGTCAAGGCGCTCGATCCCGTCCCACTTCAAGCCCCCGAGCCAGTCGCGGATCGGGTGGTAGGGCTGAGCTTCCGCCGTGAACCTCACGAGCTCCATGACGGCAGCGATCGAGGGTGTGAATCGGTACGTTCGGCCGATGGCCAGGCGAATGAAGGTTGCACCCTCATCGGTCAGGGGCGCCCCCTTCCACTCGGACTCACCCGTGAATTCGTTTCGCCGGATGTGCTGGCCGAAGTAGGGATCGACCTTGAGCACATACTCGAGGTTTAGGGGCGTGTTGTAGGGCTTCCCCGTCTTCTCACTACAGGCGAGGCCCTCGATCACCCCGTCGATCTCTCGGGCCCGCTTCTCTTCGTTGAAGTCGATCACGTCCATCAGGTCTCCCAATGCCACGGGCCAGCGGCGTTCCCACGCGCGATCCCGTTCCTTAGTGCTTTGTCCGCCTCCTTGAAGTCAAGGCCCGCCGCCTCTGCAGCGGCCATAAGCTCAGCCGCCGCCCACTCCAGATCGAGCGCCCCAGAGACTGCGAGCTGAGCAGCGGCCCACCCTGCCCCGAAGAGCCGGCGGTTACGTCCGCCCTCGCCTTGGGCGATCAGCTGTTGCGCCCGGTGCTCCACGAGGCGCCGCGCGAACTTCTGCCGCCGTCCCTCGTCGCCCCGGAGAGCATCGGTACACCTGCCGGCGTTCGCCAGCGGCGGTGGCGCCCACGCCTTGACCGGCGCTGGGTAGGCGTCAAGGAGCCACGACCACGGCAGCAAGTCACCCTCCATGGCCTCGCCGTAGAACATGCTGTGTGCTCGCGCCCAGTCCTCCGACGGCAGCGACGGCAGAAAATACAGCCGGCTCGCATCCTTGCACGCCGGGTCAACCTCGAGGCCCAGAGTCTCAGCCCACACTACGGCAGACCGCCACACATCCGGCCAGCGCTCGACCGGGCATACCTCATCGAAGGGGAAGACCGCCCGCGCCTTGGGATGCTCACGGCTGTGGCTCCAGGTGCTGTGTATGACCGCTCGAAGGCCCGCCCCTGCGATGGTGTCGGCGCTGTGGTAGACGGCAGCGCCAGAGTCGAGGTCTGCGACGAATGCCCACACCCCAGACACGTTGCTCGACTTCCGCAACAATGGCGCTCCGGGCTTCATTACGACCGGCATCCACCCAGGCGCGTCCAGCTTCCCCCCATCGACAGGCCGGGCCCGGGTCAATCCCTCTCGAAGAGTAGGCCAGTCAACCTCGCGGACTGTCACACCGGGAGACCGAGCGCCGTCAACCAGGGCCATGGGGTAGCGGTGCGCCGTCTCCTGCATTGGTTCCCCCTGTGCCGCCATCATCCCGCACCGCCAGCAGCCACGCCCGTCGTACTGTGCCACAGGACGTGGCAGGGCCCACAGAGGTCAACGATCGGCCCGTCATGGTCTCCCGGCCACTCGATGCTGATGGGGAACACGTGGTGGCCTTCGACTGGCCCGAAGACGTGGCACCGCTGGCAGTAGTCCGACCACGCCGCCTCGTGTCCCTCCCGCACGTCGAGGGTGCGGGGAAGGTCGCGGGTAAACCACGCCGGGATCGCGTGAATAGGGTTCCCTCGACGATCCATGGGGTAGGCGCTGCAACCCTCACACCACAGATATACCCGCGTCCCATTGGCCAGGCTGTAGCGGTATGGCCTGCAGTGCTTGATGGTCCCACACGTGGCGCACGGCCCGAAGTGCTCCAGGTAGGCCGCTCGAGCTCGTGTCCATGCGGGATCTTCGCGCCGCTTGGCTGCAGTGACAGAGATCCGCCGTGCCCGCAAGACCTCGCGCCACGACCTCGGGCGCTGCTCACCCCGTGAGAACGTGGCTATCTGCGCGGGTGTCGGTGTGAAGTCGGCTGCGAGTCCTGCACAATCCGTGCATCCCGATGACCGATAGGCCTTGAGTCCTGCCGTGCATTCATGCCACACGGGAGCGCCCACCCTGGCGGGCTTTTTGTCGTTCATTTTGTCGTCCAGGTCTGTCACCCCGCCCGGTGCAGCCTTCCCCAGAGCGACTGGGGAAGGGGGCCCGAAGACCCGCACCTGGACGTGGTGATGTCAAGCGGCCCAAGTGTGAGCCGCGTCCATTGTATCACAGCTTGCTCACCGTGTAGCCGTTGGCGCGCATGATCTGGGCCAGGAGGTCAAGCGGTAGCCACATCCAATCGCGGGTCGCGCCGAAGATCTCGATCTCGATCTCATCGTTTAGGCCTGCGACTTCGGAGACCTCCAGACCGGTCATGATCCACACCGGGACACAGTGTGTAGTGGAGTCGCGCACCCATTCTCCGATCTTGGTCGGTTGGTTGTCGCTGTCTGTTTGGGGTATCGTCTTCATACTCTCGCCCGGTGGAAGGTTTCGAGGGTCGAGCCCCGGGACCGCGATCACGGCCCGGGGTTCACTGCGTCAGGGTATCAGACCGCCACATGGCCAACGCCTCGCGCGGTGTGAACCACCCGATAGCCACGGCGTATAGCAGAAGGCGAGCGCTCACAGCTCACCCCGCTCCACCCAAATCCAGTGCGCGGGCCATTCGTCATCCACACCCAGCGCACTATATTGGTCGGCTGGATGGTCGGTCCAGATAGCCCAAGAGCTCTCACCGCCGATGAACACAGAGCCGGTAAGGGCTCCCGGGCGGTCACCCGGGCCATTAAAGCAGTCAACCACAATGCGGGCTCGCTCGCGCCCGGCTTCCGCCATCGCCACCCGTGGATCCCCCTTGCGCCACGGTCCCGCCTTTTTTGACACGCTCACAGCTCACCCCGCAGCCGCTGAGCAACCATCGCCGGGGTCGCCTCGAGGTCACGCCCGCCGCACCCGCACACCCGCTCGGGGTGTGTCCTGAGCTCGCCTCTGTGCTCGTGCCAGGTCGGCGCCTCGAAGGTCTGCCGTTGTCGTCGTCGCATCTATCCTCCAAAGATCGAGAGCTGGCCAGCATCCCGCGCAGCTTCCCGCGCCTCTGCCGCTTTCGCGCTCCCCGTGTGAATCTCGACGGCGCGGTCTCCATGCTTCGCCCACCACGCGATCCGCGCCCGCGCGATGTCGACGTAGGGCTCGGGCGGTGTCGCCTCGGGGTCGTCGTTCAACTCGCAGCCGAGGAAGTCGAAGCCCTCGACGGCAGCCGCGCAGCCGGTGGAGCCTGAGCCCGTGAACGGGTCGATCACCGTCCCGCCTGGGGGTGTGATGAGACGGCATAGTCTACGCAGCAGCGCGATCGGCTTCGGTGTCGGGTGGACGTTGCGCCGTCCCTCCGATGTCCGCCCGGTGGATGCTCTGGGGTTGTCGATCCCCTCGCTCCCCGCCTCCCTCCCGGTGATGTCCGCGCCCGTATACGCCGGGAGGTCTGATAGCCCCGCCTCACGCTCGGCGGTGGATGGGACGGGGCAGTAGAGGAGGTTGGAGGGCCAGCGCCCAAGGTCGTGGCCACCGGGAAAATAGACCCGCTCGCTACCCACCGAGACCCGATGCTCCTGGGGCTTCTCTGTGCCCACCACGTTTGGTCCGCATCGCTGGCGAATGGTCGCCGCGCCGTCCTGCGGTCCCAGCCACATTGGATCCCCGTACCAGTGCCGACACCCGTCCACGTTCAACCCGCCCACCCCATGCGTGAGCACGTTGTTTGCATACGTCCCCTCGCGCGGCTTCCTGATGAGGATCGCGGGTTCGATGCACTTTTTCAGCGCTGTCCCCCAGCCTTCCCACTGGCGGGCGGCGTCGGTGGCTGGGGCGGTGAGCGGCTGTGCCGCCTCAGTCCCGAGCGGCCCCGACATCGCCCCGGAATGCTCCGACCCACCGCCATGGCGCAACTTGACCCCAACCACCTCCCGCTCTGCCCCCGCCGCAGCATCGATCGCCTTCGAGATGTCCATACTCTTTCGGAATGAGTGCCACGTCACCCACCCGATCAGGTGCACCCGCTCGAATCCGGCCAGGGCCAGCGAGACGCCCATGAGATCCACCGTCCGCTCTCCCGCGAAGACGATGGCATAGGCGCCGGGCTTCAACACCCGGTACAGCTCGGCCCACATCATGGGCGAGGGCACGATGGCATCCCAGGCGCGGCCCATGAATCCCGCGCCCTTGATCTCGGGCTCCTCGCCAGCCATCCACGCCGACAGGATCGCGGCCAGCTTCGGCCCGTTGTAGTCGCGCCCGAGACCGTAGGGGGGATCGGTCACGCACCCATCGAGGCTGTCATCCGGTAGGGTTCGCAGCCATTCGATGCAGTCGCCGTGATGGACAGACCAGCTCACGCCGCACCCCCAACGCCCGGGCAGAGCTCACCCTCTCGGGCTGGCATCCCATCCGCGTCGAGAGGTTGCCGCGCTGCCCATTCGAGGATCCGAATCCCGAGACCCGCACCCGTGCGCCGTCCTGCAGTGGCTGCCGCCTGCGCGTCTGGCTGAGTACAGCCTCGGGGCGTGTTGTGTCGGCACCTGGCGCAGCTCATAGCTGCCCGCCCTTATGCATCGCACGGCACGCCAGAGCCATACCCAGAGCATCGGCCAGCCCATCGTGAGGCTTCCTGGCCCGGGGTGATGGTACAAGGTCAACATCAGGTAGCAGCCGCCCCACATGGCGCACGGTTGCCGCCTTGGGGTCTCCCTTGCGTGGGACCACGATCCCCGCTGACTTGCGCCATGCCTGCGGAGTGACCACCACATAAGGCCACCCGAGACACGCGAGCAGACCGCGCCAGATCCCGAATTGGAGCCCGG